CGTCGAGCTTATCGGCATCCAGATTCGCCACCACCGCTGCACCAGAAACTACCGCAAACGGCGCATTGGTGCTGCGACTAAAGGTGTGTAATCCGGTAATCGTGTAGGCGTTCTCTTCCGTAACAAGAGTATTGCCGGAGAGATCCGCATCTGCGTTAGCAACTTGAATATCAGCCATTTATTGCACCTTGTAGCCAACATTGATAACAATCGTGGCCGCCCCGGTGCCGGTCGTTTCGGCATTCAGGAGCGTATTGGAGGACAACACTAGTCCAATCCCGTCATACCACCGATCTAATGACGCCGTACCATCTGTGGTTTCGAACGCCGCCAACACATTACCCCCGGCAGCATCTTCAATCCGCACCAACGAGGCATTGCCCTCTACCTCTACATCAATCGTGATCCACTTCACATGGATCTGTTGATTGATGCCGGGAGCCGCAATGACGGTGGTGTCTGTATTTGTCGTAATCCGTGAGTTCGCGGTAAATTCACCTCGTGCCATGAAGCACTCCTATTCTGAATGGAAATAACGATAGTCATACCCCGGCGTACGGTCACGATTGAATCGCGCTAACGCATCAATCGCCGGTTTGAATACTTCCATGCCCGTGGCAGCTACCGCTGTAATGTCGTCATCCTTACCAGCACGAAGTAATTTTGTGGCATACGCAGCAACCGGCATCAAGGCAATGTCTGGATACGCAAAGGTACCGCTTGCAGTCACAGCATTCGCTGCCTTAAAGCCATACCACCGCACAGTGTGTGTGCCATCCGGGAGTGGATCCCAGTAAATCTTTGATCCATCTGTCCAATACCGACTGGGTTTGCCTGTGGTCGTCGCGTTGTATTGCAGCGTGGGGGCTAAGCGTTGAGACTGATAGTAGTCCCCCGTGTAGCCCACTCGCTCCAAGTCCCATCCCGGACGACTCGTGGAGGGATCAATGTACTGCAAACGATCAATGCGTAAGAGCCCTGTCGGAAAGGTGGTAGATTCTGTGCTGGCAGCAGTTGTGATGGTGCCAATCGTTGACCCGAACACATTGGGCTCCAACGCCAGAATGGATTCAAGGTAATCCTGTGAGGCATTTACCGCACGTAATGCCAAGGTCACCCCGGATTCCCCGGACTGTGCCTGCAACCCACGATCCATCACTTCCATCAAGTCGAGAATGGACTGTCCAGTTGCCATGTTATTTCGGATCCTCTTGCGCTAACCCTTGAGCCAGCTTCTCCAATGCTCTGCGTATCTGGCTTTCCATAAAAGCCTCTTTATCTTCTTCTTCCCCAAAAGCACCACGCAACGCCTGCTCTAATTGATCCCGCCCAGACAGGACAGGGGCAGGGGGCCCAACAAATTCAGTCAACGCATCAACGTCAATATCTGGCATGGCACGACGATCAGCCCCACCTTTCTCCGACGTACTCTCACGGCGTCGTATTTCGATCTTGTCCCACCTGTCGGATAAGTCATCCAACAGACTCTGATCATCAACCTGTAAAGGCGCTGCTTCAATCTCCTCGATATAAACGGATTTTGGTTCAAGCTCCTTTTTCCGATTAACCTTTTTTCCTTCCTCTTGTGCCATCTAATCCCCCGCGTGATGCTTCACAAATTTACTGCCAGAGGAATGCCCACACATACTGACCTGTATCTTGGTGTGATCCCAATGGTCAGCCCCGGCATCCTCCAGATGTTGTTCGCGGTCAGCATGCTCTCGCTCTTTGTCCCGTTGGGCTTCCTGTTCAATCCGGGCCCAGTATTCCTTCCCGGAATCCCACTTCATCCCACTCTGTTCAAAGATAGCGGCAAAGATCCGCGCATCAAGAGGCACATACCGATGTTGGGAATCCTCCGCCACAAACAACAACAGCCATCCCATAGCAATACGAGGACGGCGATACCACACTAGCCACCGTTCTCTAATGGGATGCCACGTGACATCCAGATCAGGATGCACAACATGGAGTTCACGACGAAAACGGTCTGGAGCAAAACGCACCCCAAACCGATTCGGATGCCACCATTGCAAGGACGCCTCACGAGGAGGAGCTTTGGGCGACGCAAGAGGGATCTGCATCTGCTCTTGCGACGGGACGCCTTGCAACATCGTTAACCAAACACCTTCAATCCAAACTCACGCACACGATCATCCTTACTGGTTTTACAGTGACGGGACATCCGCGCTTTTGCCATGTTATAGGCACTACGAGAATCAGGATTATAGTTGGTAGCCCAGCCATCAACAGGGCACTGAAGCACACCTTTTTCCGCATCTTCAACCAAGGCATCAGGAAGCGGTTCCTCTTCCTTCACCCATGAGGGCTTGAAGTCTTGTGGTGTGCCAACGTCATGGAGTTCAACCCGAAACGGTTGCCGTTTACCGTCAGCATCCATGTAAGTGGTAACCCGAGAAGAATCAGATCCCACAGCCCCACGATGTGGGCGACCTTTGCCGTCCCATGCGTGTAGTGTCGGGAATCTAGGAGCGCCTCGTTTTGCATCTGCTGCCCACCGATCCCACTCTCGTAAATACAGTTCAATCGAAGATGTAATAGGTGCGTGCCCAACCCATGAGGTGCCTCGGTGCTTTTGCAACTCATCCAGCTCATACACTTTCCCAAGGACTTCCTCAACAGCTTCCGCACATACCCCTTTCGGAAGAGGGGACTGCATAACAGCAACAGGGGATTCTCCCATGTGTTTCAGGAAAAAGCGATTCTCCGCAATTGAATACAAGACCGGATCAAAAATCTCCATAACTCCTCTAATACGTTGTATTCGTCCGAACTGGCTTCAGCACCACATGCACAGCACCTTCATATGCTGTTACCGTTCCGGTGTAATTCAACGATAGTTGTTCCCCTTTATCGAGTTTGCGATTTGCCAACGTCGAGGTCAGGGTGGATTGAACTGGCGTATTTGCGGTGCTATCCAACGCTAACGCCGAACTCAATGCTGTTGTAAGACTGGCTGGAGCAGTACCAGATGCGGCGACACCCACATCCAACGTCGTGCTGCTGGCTCCAGCCGTACTATGAACCTCACGCACATCCATGATTTCGTAATCTTGGTCAGCGACAAAGATCCCCGTATCAGCAGCTTCTCCTGCTGAAATGGTATAAGCCACATGAACCGGCGCGAGTCGTGCGATTGCTTTGATTCCCATATCTACCTTCTTTCTGGCGAAGTGACAGGGGAGCAGGGTGGCTAGGAACACCCCACTCCCCTCACCTACTCAGTTTACGATTCTGCTACATCTTCGATTTTCGCACCAGCTGCTGGGTTGTCACTCAGCAACTGCCCCTGCCAGTACCACGCCACCTCAAAGGTGGTTGATGTGGTCTGACGGAAGAACGATGTTCCGTCGAAGATTTCACTGACTGGACGCGGCACCGGATGTTCCCCGTGACCGAGGTAGAAGTGCTTTTTGTCCATGCCAATGATGGTGTTGGCTGCGAAATAGGGATCCACATGCCAAGGATTACCAGAGAAGCGGTAAATGGTTTGTCCATCTCCACCATCTTCACCCTTTTGCTGTGCGCCCCCGGAGCGTCCAACACCAGACCCACCATCCAACGCTTTCGGTGAACTCATCGCAAAGTAAGTATCTTCGCGGAGGAGTTCGTGATAGCGCCGTACGATAGCGAGGTTTGATACATAGGCGTTCAAGGAACCGCCGCCTTTTTCACGGACGGAATCCTCAAGCTGCATAATGAGGTCTTCGGTCAAGGCACGGTTCGTGCCACTATTGCTCAACACAATAGACTTCCAGAACTCATTACCCGCTGTGCTGCGGTTAATCCCACCAAAGTTGCCGACCGATGCCCCCGGAGGGTTCGCGTCGTCAATAATGCTCAACAAGCCATTCGTGTGATAGGCAATCCCACTGCCAACGGTATCCTGAATAACCATGTAATCCGTTGCAGCTGTCCCGGATGGTGCGCCCGAAAGCGTCACTGTCCGATTGGGTACGTCAACAGCATTGACTGTGAGGGAGTTCCCCAACACAGAGGTGTTGTTTGACGCATCCATGACATCCACCACCATCCCGACATCTACACTCGGAAGTGAGTTGACGGTAATTTCGGTTGCGTCATCAGCTGCTGGAAGAATGGCTAACTTGCCAAGCCCATCAGAGATGAGGTCAGCGTTAATCATCTTCAGGATACGGCGACGGAACCCTTCTTCCATCATCTTCAACGCAGTCTGGAACGCAAACTTTGAGTTCCGTGCGTCTTGGATGAGCTTCCACGACATGTTGTACAGTCCTGCAAATTCCTGCAGGCTGAATGACGCTTCAGTCGTATCGGGGTTGAGGTTAGACGGCAATGAGCCACCTTCCGCAAGACCCGTCCACGATCCGGGGTTCTTCACCATGATGGGCATAATGAACTGCCCACGACCGCCAAGAGGCTTTTTGATCTTCTGGAATAAATTCCATGTGACCACTTCTTGGTTTACCAAATAGAGGACTTGATCTACACCATAGGTGTATTTCATCGCCTCAATGACATCAGTTGTGCTTGCCATAAAGCTGTTCTCCGTAGAGAGCAGTTATTCGGTTTGGCCTTGGTTCATCATCGGCCAGAGTTCATCAGCGCGGTCTTGCGGAGTTTTGTAACCCCCCGTCTTTCCGCTCGTCAGTGAGGCTTCTCCGCCTTTACCCGGAAAAGTTCTCGCTCGTGCATCGCTGGCCGTCTTCCGATCCATTTCACGGAAGCCTTTCCGCATGGTTTCTAACCGCGTACGCAACATGTTGGGATACTCCGCATCAAGGTCTTTGCCTTCGTGGGAGTAATACACATCTTGTAAGTAGTCATTTACCCATGGTTCATCGGGAAGGTTATGTTCATCCCGCAATTTGGAAAAGCGTTGAGAAAGTTCGGTTTCACGTTTCTCAGAAGTATGTGTTCCCACCTGCCCCTTGAGTGCTTTGTATTCCTTATACATATGCGCCAAGGCTTGGTCGCGTTGCTGAATCGCCTGATTCAACGGGTTAATCCCGTCATTCACAATCCGTTCCATTAACGACGCTGCAGTTGGGCCATCCAGATACTGCATCCCCCGCAACTGTTCCAAGAGCTGTGCCTGTGAATTTTGGGCACCGCCTTGCTGTTGCTGAAGATACTGCTGCTGCATCTGTTGCTGATACTGCTGCTGTTGCTGCTGCATCTGCTGTTGCTGGGCATACCACTGTTGCCGATTATCCTCAAACGAGCGACGGTCATCTGCAAGAGCTTGTGACTTTTTGGTGAACTCGGCTTGGACGTCCTTCGGCCAAGATCCGGCTTCACTGCTTCCACTATCAGGGGAGGCTTCTGGTGCTGTTGACTCAGGTGATTCAACAATGTCAGGAGCTTCCGATGGTTCAAAATTTTCCATGTTTGTCCCTCCGAGTGGATGATGAGTACCGCTAAACGTGTTCCCCTGCCGAGGAGTGTCGAGCAGTGTGTTCACAATCCGTGTTCATCTGTGACATCTATGGCATTATCGGGCTTTCCATACTACAACGTCAAGTGATCATCTCTGTGGGGGCCCCATAGGAGGTCGGGGAGGCTGTTGTGGCTGTGGCCCTCCCTGTTGCTGCCCCTGTGCCATGGCCTGCGCCAACGCTTCCGGTGCTTGCGGGGCAATCGCGGAACTTTCCCGGAATTGCTCCAATGCCATGTCAATCGCTTCAGCGGCAGCCTTGGCGGCAGCCTGTTGGGCAGCTTGCGCTACCGCTCCTTGAATCTGCGCCTGTTGCGCCCCTTGATCCTGCTTTTCAGACGCTGCCATCAATAATTCACGGCATTTATTCCAGAATCCCACAAATCCCTGCTGAATCTCTGGACTGGCACTGAGAAATTCCATTGTTGCCATCTCAGACTCTAATTCGTCCATGACCACGCGGAGATTCCAGAAGGGCATGGGAATACTTTCCGGTAAGGGCGTGCCTTCCCATAATCGCTCCACTAAGGACATTGCCAGCTTACGATATTTGGCTTCAGCCGCTTCTCGCCCCGTTTCCCCCATATTCAAGTCCGAGGCAATCTTTTCCTTGTCAATCTTCCCCGTGCGCTCGTCCATATACAGCACACTCAGCGGAGATTGCAAGTGTTCCCGGATACGCGCTTCCCGCAGGGCACGCATTTCTGGAATCAGGCTACCACGCTCCACCGTAATGGAGAAATCCGTGCCTGCCCGCAGAATTTCCGAGGTCTGGAAGATAAAGACCTCATCTTTCATGTTCTGGTCGGTATAGTGCAGGGTGCGGAAGGCCGGATAGTATTCTTTCACCCGATTCATGCGCATTTCCTTCACCATCGCCATGCGCTGGCCGAAATGGGTGTAGAGATTGCCCCATTGGGAATCAAGGATTTCTTGGAGCATCGGCACGGCCATTGGCCCCCGCATTGCGCCTGTCCCCTTGCCATCTTGGAATAAATCCACGCCCCCGGCGATTTCTCGCATGAGTTTGATGGTCAAATCAATGGATTGCATGAACCAACCCGGTAATTGAGGTGGGTCACGCCGTTGCACCATCTTCACGCCGGTTTCATTCAGCCCATTTTCGATAGGGG